GACATCAACGCCGAGTCCGAGGTCCCCGACAGCGCCAACGAAGCCATCATCACCAACCTCGGCATCCGTCTGGCTGCTGGCTACGGGAAAACCCTGATGCCGCAGACCATGATGGCCGCCAAGCAGGCGTACAACACGCTGCTGTCTCGCGCCGCCATGCCGGTGGAGCAACAGTTCCCGGGCACGCTGCCCGCGGGCGCAGGCAACAAGCCCTGGCGCATCTACGACGATCCCTTCTTGCCGGCCCCGGTGGACCCGATCACGGTCGGCACGGACGGCCCGCTCGCATTCAACTGAGGCCGCACCATGCCACAGATCTACCAACTCTCGCTGTTGTCGCAGGTCAGTGCTGGCGACCAGATCCCCGTTTACTCGCCGCAAAACGGCGACTCTCGCCGCCTGCCGATGTCGGCCCTGCTGTCGTACTTCCAGCAGCAGTTCGCAGCGCCCACGCTGGCCACGAACATCTACGTGCCGACGACGGGTTTTTCCATCGCCGCGCCCACCCCGGTCGCGCAGCAGCAGTGGATCCTGCTTCAGCCTGCCGGCACGCTGGCCTCGGGCACCGTGGTGCTGCCGCTGAACACCGCCACACCCGATGGCACCGAGGTGCTGATCACCACCACCCAGCAGATCACGGCGTTCACGCTGGGGCTGAACGGCGCCGCGGCAGCATTCGGCGACCCGACCACGCTGGCTGCGGAAGATTTCTTCCGCATGCGCTTCGTGCAGGCCGCGAATAGCTGGTACAGAATCTCATAGGACTTTTGGAGCGTAACGTGGTATAGTGATTCTGAGAAAGGAGTCACTATGCCGCAAAAGCGCGAAATTACAATTTCCGGAGATGTTGCGATGGTTCCACTGACTCGGGGCTTTGTAGCGCAGATCGATGCGTCTGACTTGCATAAGGTCGCCGGGTTTAATTGGTTTGCAGTCGTGCAAAGCTATACTGTCTATGCTGTGCGCCGCGTTTCCGGTGTAAAAGGCAGGGGCAGCAAGATTTCAATGCACCGGCAAATTATTGGTGCCACAAATGACGTTCAGGTAGATCATGTTGACCTGAACGGCCTCAACAATAGACGTGAAAATCTGCGAATCGCAACACCGCAGCAAAATTGCTTTAATAGACGCAAAACAAGGGCCAATACATCTGGTTTCAAAGGCGTTTGCTGGAATAGAAAAAGCAGGAAGTGGCAAGCGGGAATTCGTATTAATGGAAGATCAGTGCATCTTGGTTTGTTTGAAACCATAGATGCAGCATATAATGCGTATTGCAAAGCCTCCAATCAACATTACGGCGAATACGCAAGGATTGCCTGATGGCTAAGTCGCCTGCCTGGACCCGAAAAGAAGGCCAGTCTTCCAGCGGCGGCCTCAACGCCAAGGGCCGCGCATCGGCCAAGGCGCAGGGCATGAACCTCAAGCCGCCTGCGCCGAACCCGAAGACCGAGAAGGACGCCGCTCGGCGCAAGTCGTTCTGTGCTCGCATGGAGGGCATGAAGAAGAAGCTCACCAGCGAGAAGACCGCCAAAGACCCGAACTCGCGGATCAACAAGTCGTTGCGGGCCTGGAACTGCTGATCCATGCAAATCCCCATTCTCTCTGGCGTCTTCACCGACAACGGCCCTGACGTCCGCACCTCGTACCCGGTCAACCTGGTGCCGGTGCCCAAGACCAGCGGCGTGAGCCAGGAATACCTGCGTCCCGCTGACGGCTTGGTAGCAAACGGCGGGGGACCCGGGCCAGACAGGGGCGGAATCTACTGGAACGGCATCCTGTACCGTGTGATGGGCAGCAAGCTCGTGACGGTCAGCGTCTCTGGTACGGTCACGGTGCTGGGCGATGTGGGCAACGACGGCAAGCGCGCGACGCTGGACTACAGCTTCGACCTGCTGGGCATCGCCTCCAACGGCAACCTGTTCTTCTGGGATCCGGTCGCCGGCACACTGACGCAGAACACCGATCCTGACTTGGGTACGGTGATTGATGTCGTCTGGGTCGATGGCTACTGGATGACGACGGACGGCGAGTTCCTGATTGTCACCGACCTGACGAACCCGCTGTCGGTGAACCCGCTGAAGTACGGCAGCAGCGAGGTGGACCCCGACCCCGTGGTGGCGCTGCTGAAGGTGCGCAACGAGGTTTACGCGCTGAACACGCACACCATCGAAGTGTTCGACAACGTGGGCGGGGATTTCTTCCCGTTCCAACGCATCGACGGCGCCCAGATCGAGAAAGGCGCGGCCGGTACGCACGCCTGCTGCGTATTCGCAGAGGCTGTGGCGTTTCTGGGCGCCGGCTTCAACGAGTCGCCGGGGATTTACATCGGCTCCAACGCCAACGCGCAGAAGATCTCCACGCAGGAAATTGACCATATCCTCGAGGACTACACCGAGGCTCAACTTTCCACCGTTCTGCTGGAGGCTCGCAACGACCGCACGCACCAGCACCTGTACGTGCACCTCCCGGATCGCACGCTGGTGTACGACTACGCCGCCAGCCAGGCCACGCAGCAGCAGGTGTGGTTCGTGCTGACCAGCAGCGTGATGGGCTTTTCGCGCTACCGCGCTGCCGGCTTCGTGTGGGCTTTCGACCGCTGGAACATCGGCGATCCGACGTCAAGCACGGTGGGCTACACCACAGACACCACGGGGCACCACTACGGCCTGCCGGTGCGGTGGGAATTCGGCACCCAGATGGTCTACAACGGCGGCAAGGGCGCCGTCATCCACGAACTGGAGCTCGTTGCACTCACCGGCCGCGTGGCGCTTGGCGTTGCGCCGCAGATTTCGACCAGCTACTCGGTTGACGGCCAGACGTGGAGCCAGGACCGCTACATCGCTGCCGGCATGATCGGCAACTCGCTCAAGCGCCTGGTGTGGTGGCAGCAGGGCTTCATGCGCAATTTCCGCATTCAGCGCTTCCAGGGCGACTCGACGGCGCATATCTCGTTCATGCGCCTCGAAGCCCAGATCGAACCCTTGGCGTACTGACGGCATGGCCACGCAACGCCTCAATCTCACGCGCGATCAGCTCGCCACGTTCCTCAAGGACCACGAGCAGATCAAGCAGTTCGAGGCGCTGTTCCGCGTCGCGGATCAGATCGCGCCTGACGTCGTCAACGAGGTGTCCACCGCCGCCGCCAGCGCTCAGTCCACCGCCGTGCAGGCCGTGGGCATGGCCCTGCAGTTCGCGCAGGATGCCGCCGTGTGCTGTGCTGCAGCCGAAGCCCGGGCTCAGGAGGCTATCGACCGCGTCTCCACGCTGGAGCAGGACGCCGCAACACGCATCGCCGCAGCCGAGGCGCTGTCCAATCAGGCGCTCACGCTGCTGGCGGGCCTGCGCGGCGACGTCGAGGGCCTGCAGTCTGCGCCCCCCGACCGCGAGTTCAAGCGATCACGCTACGGGTCGTTCTACGACACCACCACGCAATCCGCAACGGTCATCAACACGGCGAAGGCCATCACGTTCAACACGACGGACCTGAGCAACGGCGTGTATCTCGGCACGCCGACATCGCGCGTCTACGTTGACACTGGTGGAATCTACAACTTTCAGACTAGCATTCAACTCGACAGCACCGTCGCTACAGCGCAGGAGTTTTACCTCTGGTTCCGCTTGAATGGCGTCGACGTCACGAATTCCGCAAGTCAGATGCGAGTGCAGGGCAACAATGCCGAGATATTCGTGGCGCTGAACTACTTCTTCAATCTCAAGGCTGGCGATTACGTCGAGTTGATGTTCAGCGTAAGCAATCTCGGAGTTCAACTGCTGGCCGCTGGAGCGGTTGCTCCGCATCCAGGCATTCCTTCTATCATTCTCACCGTTGCCAACAACATCGAGGGCATCCAATGACTGTCACCGTCAAGGTACTGGTCCCGCCGCTGCAAATGCAGAACTCGCAGACCACGCAATACACCGCCACGGCCGCCAAGGCCATCATCGACAAGGCCACGGTGACGAACACCGATACGGTCAACCGCACGTTTAGCGTGAATCTGGTCACTTCTGGCGGCTCTGCCGGCAACTCGAACCTCGTGATCGACGACCGTA